GTCCGTGGCGGCTTTGACTTCGCCACGGACCGCGTCGAGTTTGTCGGTCACGATCTTCGCCACGCCGCCGACGGCGGTCAGCAGCGCGGCGAAGGCGGTGACCAGGAGCGCCAGGTCACTGGGCGTCGGCATTACCAAGGGCCTTGAGAATGGCGTCCAGCTTGCCTTCCAGGGCGTCGACCTTGGCTTCCAGAGCGTCGGCCTTGGCCGCCAGTGCGCGGACACCGCTCTTGGTGTCTGCGAGCTCCTGGTTGACCGGTGTGTATTCGGGGTCGGGTCCCCCGCGGCGCACGTCCGCGAGGTCTTCGGAGAGTTCCTTGACGCGGACGGCCAGGTCTTTTACGACTTCGTCGAAGTAGCCGCAGTCAGGGATGTAGGTGCGCCACACCTTGAAGTCGATGATTTGGGCGAGTTCTTCTTTGTTTTGTTTGTCCATTGGGGTCTCCCAGATATCGGTTTCGGTTCGGCCGGCGGCGCCGGTGAGCCATGGGCGGGTGTTCTTCTGCGCGGCGAGCACCACGGCGGGATCGCAGTGCTCGGAGGTGTTGTTGCGCAAACTGATGTGGATGTGTCCGGTGTGGGGGTCTTCCCCGTGGTAGGGGCGGGCACGCCATCCGTAGTGGCAGCTGTAGATGATCTTGTTGTAGATCACGTAGTGGACTCTGCTATCCCCGATGGTGGCGTTCAGCAGGGTGGGAACGTGGATGCCGTCCTTGTCGATGTCGACGGCCCGCACGACCCCGTCCGGGTCCTTCTCCCCGTATTCGTCGTACGGGTTGTGTTCGGAGGTGGTCAGTGAATGCTTGTAGTCGCCGATTGTGCCGTCCGTGGTGCGGTCACGGTTCGGCCATCGGGCGTTGACTTCGGCCATCAGCTGCTTCAGGGCCGGTGCGAGTGTCCAGGCCATGGTCAGGCGTCCATCTGTATGGCGATCCAGTGAACTTCGGCGCCGTCTCCGGAGTTGAGGAACGCAGTGAATCCGGAAGTGCTGAGGCTGTAGAAACGGACGGCGTTCCAGTTGACGCCACCGGAGGCAGAATCGATACCGAAGGCGAGGACGGGTTTCTTGCTGAACCGGCCGACGGGGAACTGCACGGCGATGCTGGCCGCGGCGGCTGAGGGTTGGCGGACGATCCCGGTGGCGACGGCGTAGGGGATGTGAGCGGCTGTGGTGGGGTTGCAGGCGTCGTTGAGGTGAGCGGCCTCAAGGACGGCTCCGGGTTGGAAGGTCATGTGGGCCGGCATGGTTCATGCTCTCCTTGCGAGTTTGAGGGTGACGGTGTGTTTGTGACGGGGGTAGGGATCGGTGATGATCTCCCAACGGTTTTGCACGCCGACGACAAGGCATCGGTAGCGGTGCCCGAGGCGGAATACGTCGACGGCGGTGAGCATGCGGATGGGCATGGTGCCGCTTTCGATGGCGTGGCGGCCGTGGAGGGTGACGGAGACGGGCCGGGCGGCGGCGTCGGCGGAGCGGTCCAGGATGTATCCGGCGACGCGGTTTTCATCTCCGGGCATGGGGACCGCGTCGACGCGGGCGGTGCGGACGCCCCATTGCTCTAATGCGGTGGGGTTCGCGTGGGTGGTGTTGACGGATTCGTCGTGGCCATCGTCGCTGATGCGGTGTGCGGTGAGTTCAACCACGGAGGTGATCGCCCGGGTGCCGCCGGCGATTTCTATTCCGGTGTAGGGCATGGGGGTGCGGTAGTCCACGATCCCGGCTTCGTCGTAGGGCAGGTCTGTCAACACGACTTGGGGTTTCCGGACGGTGGCGGGATCCACCAGGCGGAGCCGTTGTCGGGATTCTCCGATGCCTGCTCCGGGGTCGACGGGGCCGATGTCTGAGGTGGTGCCGGACGGGTCGGGGATGACGTTCCAGATGAGTCCGGCGGTGGCCGCGACCATGGATATGTGACGGGACAGGGGGCCTTCGTAGACGGTGCCGCAGCACCAGGGTTCCCCGCCGGGCGGAGGGGTTCGTTGGAAGGGCAGCCCGATGGGCAGGTCGGCGTAGGGGCTGGAGGTCAGCAGGTCACGGAGGCAGCCAATCCAAACACCTTCTCCGCGGCGGCCGTAGCGGGTGATGTCGGAGAGCCGGGCGACGCCGTCTACCGCGGTCAGGGTCGTGGTTTTCCGGGCCGTGGTTTTGTCCCATGTCTCGGAGATGTCCTCAACATGGCCGCACCACGCGATTTCATCTTCCGTGAGCCATTCGCCTGTGAGGTAGTGCTTCAAGGCGCCGGTGCGGATGATGCGGATGGGGGTGCCGGCGTAGACGGGCAGGGTGGTGAAGCTGGGTGCGTTGAGGAACCGGATTTCGCAGGACCCGGCGTCGGGGGCCATGTCGGCGGTGTCCTGCTGGGATTGGGATGTGCGAATGGATGTGATCCATTGGGTGATATTCAGCCATACCATTCCAGGGCCGACGGGGTAGAGCCGGTCGTTGTTCAGACGACCGTTGCTTCTGGAGCCGAGGGTGAAGGCGTTGGCGACGTGGGCTGCTTGGAGGGGGTTGAGTGCGTTGAGGGGGGTTTTGTCGAGCCGGAAGCCTTCGGCGGCGGGGTCCATCACCCACACTTCGACACGTGGCGGGGCGTCGTAGTATTCGGGTCCGTCAGACACGGCCCCTCCTTCGGAACACGTCTTCCACGGCGTCGGCGATGTCGCGTGCGACCTCATAAGAGGGTTTGAGGCTGTGGAGGTTGATGGTCAGGTTGATGCCGGTATTGCCGGTGCCGGCGAAGGCGTAGCCGGGGGTGGTGAGCGGGTCGGGGGTACCGGAGGCGGTGACGGCGTTGGCCATGGCGGTGGCTGCTTTCCGGACGTCGGGGAGTCCGGCGCCGAGACCGAGGGCGAGACCGGCAGCGGTGTTACGGCCGATACCGGCGAACACCTTCGAGGGGGACGCGATGCCGAGTAGGCGTTTCGCGAATCCGATGACGTCGCCGATGACCTGCCGGATCTTGTTGACGATCGCGCCGGGGCTGAGGGCGTTGGCGAGGGAGGAGATCATGTTGCCGCCGATTTCAGCGAGTCGGGAGCCGATGCCGGAGAGGGCCTGCCATATCTGGCCGGGTAGGTTCCGGAAGAACGTGATGACGTCGTTGACCTTCTGGCCGACACCGCGGGCGAACCCGGAGACGGCGTTGACTGCGTCGTTGAACTTCTGCCGGGCTCCGGAGACGAATCCGGTGACGGTGTTCACGGCACCGTCGAAGACGGACTTGAACCAGCCACCGAGGGATTGCAGGGACCCGGTGACCGCATTCCACGCGGCTATGAGTGCGTTACGGAACCCCTCATTCGTGTTCCACAGATACATCAAAGCAGCAACAGCCCCAGCCACCGCGAGAGCGATCAACCCAATCGGGTTGGCGGCCAGCACCGCGTTGAAGATCGCTTGGGCTGCGGCTGCGAGTTTGGTGATGGCTTCCCATGCTGCGGTGGCTGCGGTCCAGGCTTGGAAGGCGAGGACGATGCCGCCGATGGCGGCGGCGATGGGCAACAGCCAGCCTTGGGAATCGAGGAGCCATTGCCCGAATTGTTGGAGGGCTGGCCATAGCTGGGTGGTGAGGGTGGTGGCCCAGCCTTGCAGGATGGGCAGGATGTTGACGCCGATCCATTGCCCGAGGACGGTCAGGGCGGGCAGGACGGTGCCGGTGATCCATTGCCCGAGCTGTTCGAGGGCGGGGCCGGCTTGTTCGGCGATGACGTTGCCCCATTCCTCGAGGACGGGCACGGCGTTGGCGGTGATGTAGTCCGCGGCGGCCGAGATCGCGGGCAGGAACGCGGTACCGATCTTCTGGGACAGGTTGCCCCACCACGCTGCTAGGCGTTGCTGCTTGCCTTGCACGGTGTCGGCTTCCTTCGCGAAGTTCCCGTGAGCGTCTTTGGTTTGCTCCATGATCAACGCCAAGGTGGCTGCCTGCTGTGCTTCATTGCTGAAGCTCCCACCAACTTTCTCGAAGCCCAAAGCCGCGGCCTTCGCGTCGATCTCAGCCTGCTTGAGTGACACTCCGTAGCGTTCGATGGGGTCTCGTTCGCCCTTCAGGGCGGAGGAGAGAGCGCCGACGGCGTCGGCGGTGGTTCCCCCGAACATGGATGCGAGGTCGGCGCCGAGCCCGATGAGTTCGTTGGTTTTACCGCCGAGCTGGTCCATGGCGGTGCCGCCGTTTTTCAGTTGGGTGCCGATGACGGTCGCCAACTGGTTGTAGCTGTCCCTCGAGAGCCCGACGGAGTTTTGGGCTCCTTTGGCCCATTCATGCATCTGGGCGGTGTTGGTTTTGAAGACGGTGTCGATAGCCCCGATGGATTGTTCCAGGTTCCCGGCTTCTCCGATGGCGCCTTTGAGGTACACCCCGGCGGCCGCGCCGAGGCCACCGAGAGCAACTCCGGCGGCGGCACCGAGTTTCCCAACGTGGGAGATCATGCCGTCCAGGCCGGCGTTCTTGGTGAAGTTCTTCAACGCGTTGACGGCTTTCGCGGTTTCAGCGAGCACGACGATTTCGAGTTTGCTCTTCTTGCTGTTACCGGCCACGGTGGTAGTCCTTCACTGCTCGGATGATGGCGGCGCGTTCACGGATGGTTAGGTTGCGGTATTCCCCGGGGGTCAGGCCCGCGACAACGACGAACCAGGCCATATCCTCGGCCCGGTCGTCGCGGGCCGTCAGGATTCCGGGGAGGCCTCTTCCTGCCCTTCGGGGTTGATGTCGACGAAGCGGGTGTTGATGGCGTCTTCCCACGTTGCCGCGGGGTTGGTGGCGCGGAGCTGGAGGAACCGGACGGCGGCGATCATCCGGGCCGGGGTGCGGCCGGATGCCTGGGCGGCGGTGATGTCGTCGAGGGTGATGCCGTGGTCTTCCAACTCGATGAGGTCGGCGATGGTGAGGTTCTGCATGTCGGGCATGGCTTGGGTTCCTGACTTACTTGTGGATTGCTTCGTCGATGCCGCGTTGGAAACGGGACAGGACTTCGTCCCGGCGTTTGTCCATGGCGGTGTAGAAGTACAACTTCGGTTTGATGTGCCGTTTGGGCCATCCGAAGTGCTGTACTCGGGCGTAGGGGGTGGTGGCGCGGACGATGGCGCGGTTCTTCTGTTTCGCGGAGCGAATGGAGCGTGCGAGCCGTCCGGATTGGGGTCGGGTTAGTGGGCGGGCGGTGTCCGCGATCATCAGCCCGACGTCGTGCATCACGGCCTTGAGGTCGGAGAGTTCAACTCCAGCCCGGTCCAAGCGTTTGATGAGGTCACGCAGACCGTTGACGCGGACACCGACAGCCATCAGGCCACGACCAAGGCTTTGTTAACCACACACTCGAACTCGTGCTCGAAGGTGTAGGACTTCTTCGGGTCGGCCGCCCCGCCGGACTTGGGACGCAACCCGATGTCGAGGGTTCCGGTGATGTGGGGTTTCTTCGCGTCGGCGGTGGCATTGCCGTGCGGGGCAATTACGAAGGGCACGTCCTTGCGTCCGGCGTTGTCCCAGATGAGACGCCACAGAGAGTTCGCGTCGGTGGACTGAATACCGGTGACCTTCAACTTGCCCTTGTCGCTGCCGCCGGTGGCGACCTCGGCGAAGGTCAGGTTCTCCTTGTCGGCGGACTCGTGTTCCAGTTCCCATTCGGTGATGTCGGCGGCCTGGTCCTTGCCGTCGATCTTGAGGATGAGAGCAGCACCGTAGATACGGGTGGATGCGGGCATGAGCAGAATCCCTTTCAGTTGGTGAGGGTGGTGAGGGTGAACGGGATGATGAGATAGGGCTGTGAAGACGCGACGGTTTCGACGCGGTACCCGTGGATCGTCAGGTCGTATCGGTCGCCGACGGCTAGGAGCTTGTCGGCGAGTTCATCGGCCCGGCCGAGCATCACTTCGTTCTCGGCCGGGGCGACGAGGATCGTGCCTTGGAAGGTGAGTTGCCAAGACCCGTACGGTCCTTCGGGTTCGGGGATGAGGAAGTCCCCGTCGGCTTCCCGGATGGCTGCCAAGGGTGCGTGGAGCCGGTCCGGGAGGGTTGGGGAGGTAGGGATCCCGAGCGCGTCGGCGACGGCTTGGGTGACCTGTTGACGGGCCTGGGCGATCATCACCGGCTCCTTAGTCGACGGTTGGGGGGAGGAAGGGAGCGAGGATCCCTCGTGCTGCGCGGGTGTCGTCGGAGCCGATACGTACGGCGACACCGTCGACCCCGAAACCCCGGACCCCGTTGGGGCTGTTGCGGCGTTCGTACAGGTCGGATGCGAGCACGAGGCACGCGAGCCGCATGGGGACCCACGGGACGGTCCGGCCGCCGATGATCTGGGTGATCTGGTCGGATGCGGCTTCGGAGACGAGCTTGAGCAGTTCTGGGTCGGCCGCTGGGTTGTTGACCCAGCGACCGAGTTCCTCGGGGGTGATGATCGCGGCCATGGCTCAGCTGATGGTCACGGGAACGATCGCTCCGGGCACTTCGGTGGCGATAGCCCCGAATTCGTAGACCCCGAACGCGCTGGTGAGGTCCAGGGCGGACAGGTCGTTGGTGACCCGCACCATGGGGGCCTTGTAGTGGCGGATGGCGTCCTTGTGGAAGAACGCTCCCTGGGTGACGCCGGTGCCGGAGTAGATGGGCATACCGAGCAGGATTCCGGCACGGAACGCCGGGGTCTGGCCGGTACCGACGTTGCTGCCCACGCCCCCGAGCTGGAGCATGGGTTTGCCGTCCTTGTCGGCGAGCTGCATCAGCTTGATGAACTCTGCTTTGGGCAGCAGCAGACCGGAGACGGTGTAGCCGAGAGCGGTGAAGGTTTCATCGATGTCGGCGAAGGCCTTGACCCACGGTTTCCAGTCGGTGCCGCCGTCGGTGACGGTGACCGCAGCGCTGCTCTGGGCGGCGACGGCGGCGTTGATCGCTGCCACACGACTGGCGGCCCGCTGTTTCCCGGCGGCGACGGCGAGGGCCTGCATGTGGATGTCGATCATGGGCGCCTGGGCACGTTTCATGACCTGCACACTCATTTCCGCGGCGCCACCGAAGGTTTCGACCTCGGCGGTGGCGGTTTTCACCGACACCTTCCCGACGGGCAGCTTGTCGCCTTCCTTGGCCTGCTTCCCGACGGTGACCGTGTTCTCCTTCAGCTGCCCGAACTCGAGGGTCATACCGGTCTCGGGCAGAGCCCCTTCCGCGAACAGCCCGGCGAGCGGGTCGGCGGCCTCGATGATCCGGGTGAGGTCCTTGACCCACGTGGGCTTCGCGAAGTCATCAGCGATCGTGGTGCCGGTGTAGGCGCGTTCGAGGGTCCCGACAGCGGTGTTGTCGCCGTTGAGAGCGGCCCGGATGAGCTGCCCGGCGCTACGGGTGTCCGGGGCGGTGGGGCGGTCGGTGGCGGTGATGAGACGACGCACGTCCGCGACGTCTTCACGGAGACCGTTGAAGTCCTCGATGGACACTGCCGGGGTGTTGTTCGGGGTGGTGGTTACGGGCATGGGGATTCCTTCCTGGTGGCGGGCTTCGGTGATGACGGCTCCCGGGTAGGCCGGGTTCGGGACGATGGAGACCTCCCGCACCTTGATGCGTTCGTGGGTGATGAGCAGGGTGCCGTCGTCGAGTTTCTCTTCACGCCACTCGATGGGCTCGAAGCCGATGGAGAACGAGGTGACGGCCCCGTCACGGACGAGGGTTCGGGCGTCACGGCCTTGAGCGGTGTCGGAGATCGTCGCTTCGATCCGCCAACCTTCAGGGCTGTCGGAGGCGGTGTTGATACGCCCGATTGGTTCATGGTGACGCCACCACAGCTGCGGGTCGTAGTCCTCGACGGCGCCCGGGGCTACCTGTTCACGGATTCCTTCCCACAGGAGGATCTCTTCCCCGTACGGGACGGCGATTCCGGAGACGTGTGGCCCGTCGTCGCTGGCGGGGGCGTCGGCGCGGAAGAGGTAGGCGCGGCGTTGGAGACCGTGAGTGAGGTCATGCATCGGTGGGTTCCTTCGGGGTTGGGGCGGCGGTATCGGGGATGTGTTCGATCTCGCGGGCGTATTCGGGGCTGTAGACCCCGGCGGTGATTGCCGAGGAGTGGATCCGGAACCGGGTTTCCGCGTCGGCGCGGAGGAGGGATTCCACGTTGAGCCGGACCTTCTGGCCTCGTGGCACGAGAGACGTGAGCGCGGATTCGATTTCGATGACGTAGCGCATGAGCCGGAACCGCACGAACCCGAGCCAGTCTTGCGCGACGTTCGCGTAGGTTTGCGAGTCCCCGCGTTCGATCCCGAGGGTGAGGCTGCCGGGGATCCCGAACAGGTCCATGATCTCGGTTTTCGAGAACCGGCGGGATTCCAGGAACTGGGCGTCCTTCGGGGACAGGGTGATTGGTTCGTAGCTGATCCCGGAGGACATCAGGCGGGTGCGTCCGGCGGGGACCTTGTTCCAGGAGTCGAGGAGTTCTTTACGCTGGTCTGGGGTCAGGGATTGTTCCGTGGACAGCAGACCGGATGGCTGCCCGGACTCACGTACCCACGCGGTGGAGGCTTCGGTGAGGTCCCGATGTCCGGCGACCTCGGCGCGGGCGGCTTGGATCGGTCCGAGACCGAGGATTTCGCCGGGGACCTTGTGTAGCCGGAGGTGGGTGATCTCTTCCCGGGTGTAGTCCCGTCCGTTGTAGGAGTAGAGGATCCGGCCGTGTTGGTCCTCGAAGGGCCAGACCCGGCCGGGGTTGAGGACACGGGCCACGCTGCCTTGCCCGGTGGCGTCACGCCACACCCGCAGATACGCGTTCCCGCTGTACGCCAGGGATGTGACGACCTGGTGGAGCCAGTCGGAGCGGTCGAGCAGGTCGGGGTCCGGGTTCCGGATGAACGTTGTGTCCTCGATCCGCACGCCGTCGCGTTCGAGAACGACCCCGAGCTGTTCGATTGCGGCAGCGAGGATCGATACGGCGCTGTAGACCGCGCCGATACGGGCAGCTTGTTTCGGGTTGGTGACGACGGCGGTATCCCGGCTGGGCGGCGCGATCGGTTCCCGACCGGTCTTGTTGTCGTCTCGGAGTCCGAGCCATTGGGCGACACGCGGGAAGATCATGCCCACACCGTCGCCCCACAGCGACCTTCCCACAGATTAAGCCGCGCGTAATGGCGTGTTGTCTTGCTTTAGAAGCTGATGCCGGGCATAGCGGTGGGGCGGGTGACGGCGTGGAGCGCGAGCGCGGCCGCTCGGAGGTGATCGATAGGGCCGGGACTCTTGTCGGGATCGAACGCGAACCCGGCCCCTCCGGCTGGGCGGGTGACGGCGTCGCGGTACTGGTCACGTAGCTCCGTGGGTGCCAGGACGCTGGCACGAAGGTCAGCGATCTCGGACAGGAGGGTGGCGGTCGCGTCCGCCATGCGGGTTCCGGTAGCGGGCCGCAGCAGGTGGGTGGTCAGGCGGGCGGCGATGGCTCCGGGGTAGCCGGTGGGGTCGTACCAGCAGGGCCCGTGGAGAGCTGCGAGCGCGCCGGGTAGCCATGCCACTCCGGGCCGGGACTCGACTAGCTCGACGTGGCTGCCGGTGGGGGTGGGGTAGGCGGCGTAGATGCTGGCGCCGGTACGGTCTCGGGCGACGTCGAACGCGAACACCAATTCACCGGTGCGGGGTGGTGGATTGGTGACGGTGGCATCGTCGTAGGCGTTGAGGTCCCGCGCGACAGCGGTGTCCATGTCCGCGGGCCACAGGTTCAAGAACCCGCGTCGGATGTTGTCCAGGCCGCCGGCGGAGGGGTAGAGCGCGGTGATGTCAGCGGCGGTGGTGATGTGACCGACAGCGGGATGGAAGTCGAGGGCTTCGGGGCTGAGGGGGTCGCCGTCGCCGTCCTCGGCGTATCGGGGGTCGGCGGAGAACTCGATGTAGGCCATCCGGGAATGCGGGTCGGCCAGCGACGCCCGCCCGGCTTTCACCAGGGACCACAACCACTTCGAGGTTCGATCTCCGGCGGTGGAGATGATGATGAGTTGGGACCCTTCAACGTTTTGTTGGGTCGGGGTGATTGCCGCCAGCAACGCCGCCGAGGAAGCTTCGTCGAACGCCCACGCTTCATCAATGGACACGAACGGCGTGGTCTCGCCGTGCAGGGCGGTGGGTGTTGGAGCGAAAGGCGACAGAGCAACGTTCCCGAGCTGGAGGGCTTCGGAACCGACGGAGCGTCGGAGTGTGGTGAGTTGCCCGAGTGCTGGGGATGCTGTGGCCCGTTCTGCGAGGTCGTTGAACCGGCGGCGGGCGTCCTTGCCCTTCTGGGCGGTCATCCAGATGGTCGATGGTAGGCGGGGCCTGCCGTTGGGTAGGGGTTTGATGAGCCGGTCCATGTGCACGGCCCGCAGGAGGGTGGACTTCCCGGACTGACGGGGAACGGTGATCACCACGAGCGGGTAACGCCATGTGGTGGGTCGGTCCGGGTCCACGGCGGAGATCAACGCGGCCGCGGTCTGCTGCCAGCCGAACAGGGGTTCCCCGAGCGCGGTGGCGCAGACCTGAACCCGCGCACCGTAGTGCTTGGCGCGCGGGTCCATGGCGGTGATCAGCTGGGTCATGACACGGCGGCCTCGGCCTCGGCTGCGGTGATAGCGGCAAGGAACTGCTGGGCGGCGTCGGAAACCTGTTCGTCCCGGACAGGAAGCCGGTCCAGGAGCTCGGTCAGCAACTTCAGCAGGTTAGCGGTGGCGATCGTTGTTTTCGGCTGTTGTAGGCCGATTCCGGCCCGTTCAGCGGTGGCCACCAGGAGTTGCGCGGTCAACGCGTCCCGGGGCGTCAGGGTTCCGGTGTCCTCGAGGGCTTTCAGGGTCGCGATGGCCGCGTCACGGAGACCGGAGTCCCCGCGGGATGTTGCGGCGGGTTCAAAGCCGGGCAGGGTAGGGGCAGCGAGCATGGTCATGGTTTCACCGGTCCCATATCGGAGGGTTCCCAGTCCAGTTCGGGCCGTATCCCGCCGAGTCGTCTTGCTTTGCCCCGTTTTTTGTGCTGACCCCGGGAGAAATAAGAGTTGGCGGCTCTTCCGGCCGGCCGGGCTGGGTGGAAAACCGGCCGGTCCGNNNNCGGTTCCCTCGGGCCGTGTTGCAGGTCAGGTGAGCGGGCAGCAGGTTGGAGACCAGGTCGTTGCCGCCCTTCGACTTCGGCCGGTGATGATCAACCGACAGGGACATGGGGTTGGGCCATGGCAGGGACAGGTCGATGGGTTGCCCGCACAGGCAGCACGTCGTCCCGTGGATGGCGACGGCCGCGGCGCGGAGTCGTTGGACCCGGCGGCCGGCCCACCGTCGTGGGCCAGTCATGCTGACGCCTTCCCGGTGTGGCTGCGGCGGATAGCGACACGCTGGGCTTCCAGGCGGGCGGTCTTCTCCCAGCCCACCAGGGCGGCCCCGACGGTTTGGAAGTGATCGCAGTGCCGGGCCGACAGCACGGACCGACACAGGTCGGTGTCGGCTGAGACGTCACCGTACTTCGCGGAGGTCTGGGCCAGCTTGTGCAGCTCGAGAGCTCGGGCCCGGAGCTTCGCGAGTTCGTCGGCGAGTATGGACCACGGGTCCTGCATGGCGGGGGTAGGGCGGCGTTTGGTCACAGCGGGAGCCTTCCTTGGTTGATGGGGATGATGTTGTTCTCGGGTCGGTGTTCCTTCGGGATCGTGCGGTGGTGTCGGGCTTCGTCCCGGTGGATGCGGGGCAGCAGAAGCCAGGACGCTGGCATGGCCTCGGCCCGTGCTGTTGCTGGCTGGAACTCGTGGTCCCGCCATGGTGTTTCGGTGCAGACGACCCGGGAACGACGGCAGATCTCGCATTGGTCGGTGTTGGTGACCAACTGGATCGTCTTACCGCGACATACGACCTCACTCACGTACAGCACTGTTCAGCCCTTTCTCTTGAGCCCCGCGAAGCTGGTGGATTCGTTTGGCGACTTCTCGCCAGCGGGAACCCGTCTTCGGTCGGGGTTGGTTCAGCATCGTTCCGGTCTTGGGAAGGGGAGCCGGGACCGTAGGTCCGGCCCCTCCCTTTCCCTCCCCCTGTAAGGGGGGAAGGGGAGCATTCATTTCCCCATGGGTTGGTGCTTTCACCGGCTTGTAGCAGGGCTCAGCGACAACCCGAGGGGAGCGTTTCCGTGCCGGGATGGTTCGGGCCCGGAGGGTTTCCGCCAAGCGTTTCGCGAACTCCGCGGCACGGCGGGCGAGACGGCCCGGCATACGACGACGGGCGTACGTCACCAACGCGGCCAACAGCTTCTTGGACACCCGGATCAGCGACGGCCGCCGGCCGCCGGCGAGGATGTCACCGCGGGTCCAGGTGATCAACCCGACGGCTTCCATCACCTGCAACACCTGCCGGGTCCGGCGTAGCGACCGGCCCGACGCGTCCGCGACCTGAGCGACCGTGACCCGGCCGGATGCGGACTTCGGGGGCAGCAACACCGCCAACCCCCGCAACACGGCCCGGACGCCCTGAGCCGCACGCGTATCGAGGCCGAGCCACGCCGCCCGTGCCAGTGAATCCACCAGCACGGGCAGCGGAGCCCCAGCCGAGACCACGGGAACCGTGGTCATGACATCCCCCTGTCGTGACGGCGTTCGTCAGCCGCCAAGCAGACTTCCGTCACGGCGATGGATGCGCCCATCACACCGAACGGCACCGGCGCGGCCAGCAGCAACCAAACCCCAGCGACGCCCACCAGCAGCCACGCCACCAACGCCGCCAGCCGCCACCAACGCAACCCGCTCATGCCGGCACCCCCACCCGACGGCCGGCCCACTTAGCTGGGTTGTCATTCAGCACCGCCAGCCACTCACACGTCAACGCATGCTCATACGCCGAATCCACCGCGTCACGCCACCAATGGCAGCGGGCAGACGCTCCGCAACCAGGGCAGCCCCACGAAGCCGAGGCATCCCGGTAGTAACCCGACCGCGGCAGCAACCGCACAACGACCCGGAACGGTTTCATGCCACACCCCGGAGCCGGAGTTTCGCAGCGACACCCGCGGACAACACGTCATGCAACGTCTCAGCATCAGCCTCGACGTCTTGCGGGTTCGCCCGGAGGTCCTGAGCTGCGCGACGCAGCAACGCCCACGGGTCACAACCCCCACTCCAATCCGCCATCAACTCGGCCGCGGCAGCGACGAGTCGGGCCCGTTCCGCGTCACTCGCCGACGCGAAGTCCAACATCCGCTCACTCGACATCCCTCAACACCTCTTCCCCGGCCGCCATGGCCGCTTCATCCAACTGCCACTCCCAGTCCTCGGGAGCGCACAAACCAGGACGGTGAACATCCACACAAGCCGCGCGAACCAAACCGTCTTGAGCAACAGACACACGAGACCCAGCCAGCACCAACGCCGCCAGCCCCAACACCTCCGACAACCGCTCAGCAGTCACCGGCCCCTCAACCCGAACCGACAACGGCACCCCCGGATCCACCGGAACCGTCACCGTCAACGTCGCACCATTCATCCCGCCAACCCCCCCTCAAACCCCGACCACTACGCTGCGGCCATGGGCACTATGAACACCCTCCGAAGAATCGTTTGGGGCAAAGCTCCCAAGCCCGGGCCGTTGCTGCCGGACGTGGGTGATGATGCGTGGAACACGCCAACTTGGGGATCGGTTCAGCGACGGTTCCTCAGAGCCGCTGAAGCTCTCGGTGCCAGTGATCTTGATGCCGGCAAGTATGTGAAGACCCGGGTCACCCTTCAGTGGAACGGCAGTCATCTGAAGGTTTGGTGTGCTGGGATCTTCATGGACATCATGTCCGGCAGTGAGCTGGCCGAACGTGTCGGTAAACGAGTAGCCCAGAACGGCGAGGAGCGCGGAGCCTGGACGGTTGCCGACGCCGACTGCCGCCTCTACCACTTTGCCCACGGGCGATGGGGATTCCGAATCTTCGCGTAGCCCAGACGTCGGAATCACGACAGCGTCCTTCCACCGCTGACGGTGGGGGTGTGTGAAGGGACATCGGCGTCCCTTCGCAGCTGCATTTCGCCATGCGCCAGCGCTTCGGCGTCAGCCTCAGTGAAGAGCGGTTGTTTACCGGCGTAGCCCGCCGGCGTCAGGGTGCCGCGGTGTATGCGTCTATGGATAGTGGACTGGTCTTTTCCGAGTCGGCGAGCCAGCTCGGGGACCCCTATCAGTCTTTCCATGGGACCAGATTGGCACAATGCGCCATAAAGGCGCAAGCGAGCTTGCGGATGCTATTGCTCATTGAGTCTGAGTGTGCAAGAATGCTTGCATGAGTCTTCATGTTGCAGGTGTGCAAGTTCCAAGGATCACGCGTGGGGATCGGATGCGTATTGCACTGCGCCATGCTGGCGTCGGGGTGCAGGAGATGGCTGACTATCTCGATGTCTCGCGGACATCCCTCAGTCGGTGGATCAACGATCGGGGTGTTCCGCCGCGGGCTATAACGCGTTTGTGGGCGATGCGGTGTGCTGTGCCGCTGATTTGGCTGGAAACGGGGAAGGCCCCGGACGA